GCATTAGCAAAATTAGCTGTCTTATCTTGTTTAATGACTCTAGCTATCGTCATTGTGCCCCCTTTGTTGTCTTGACGATTGGGAATAGCCGCGTAAAGCGCACCCCGTTTAGCTATGTCTTTTTCAAACGATACTCTTTCAAGAGTCATAATGGGGTATATCAACCAACCATTAGCATCTCTAAGATCTTTATTGTGCTTAATTTGATAAGCTCGCTCTGCGCCAACCCAAATAAAAGGTATTTTTTTAAAGCCCTTGTTTGTCGTGCAAAACACATTCAATTCATCATCAATATACTCAAACAGAGCACGATCAATCGTCTCTATTGTTGAGGGCATAAACGGAATTTCTTGGAGGGGTGCCAAGTCTGGAGTTCTTGGATTATCAGGTGGCATCGAATAGTCCCTCTCTTGAATAATAGCAAGTTGCTACAATTTCGAATTTATGATCAATCTGTCCAAATAGCTGTCTTGCCCAATTAAGACTTGTTATCTCATAAAAATAATCGCCATATAACACAAAGTCACCCTCTCTAACATATAGGTCTTGATCTTCTATTAATCTTCGTTTGTGAAAATATATTGTAATTGTATTTGCTTTGTCAATTCCAACAGATTCATCTGCTTTTGTCTCAGTACCTTCATAATCAACAAGGGCATAAACCCTGACTGGTGAAAGAAAAGATTTCTCTATAGCCTCACCATAAAGATCATTATAGTTTGTGATGCTTTGATCTATTGGATAGTATACTACTTGTTGACCAATAACGCGCTCAATAAGCTCATCATTTACCTGCTTAACAAGGTTTCTTTCCTTCTCGCCAAGAAATAATGGGGGAGGTGGTTGCGTTGGTTGGGACCATTTATCGTCAGCCATTTATTCCCTCCTTATCCAACAAATACACCTGCTGGTATATTTTGATTAATTGTGTTAACTGAATCTGCAATAGAAGCATCTTTTTCAGCTAAAGCTTGATATGTTAATTCGTCTAACGTCTCTTTTAGCTCTGTTCGTAAATTCGTTTGCTCCTCTCTGCCCTCGGCAATTAATGCTGGACCGTTGAGCGTAACCGATTCGCCGGGGATTGGCACAGTGGCAAACTTGGAACGAACATGTCCTAATGTTTCTTTTGCTAACGAGAGCGCAAATCTACGAATCCACTGTTTTCCAATTGAATTAATATTTTTATAAGGAATGTTCCCTAAAGGAACTGTGTTCATGTTGTTGATTCCGTCAACGAGGGAACCAGAGGCTGCGGTCCACGAATCTTCTACAATTCTAAAATTAAACCAAAAATAATCTGGACTTGAATCTGTATTTGGTGGTGTGGGGAATATCCTTAATATATTATTATTTAGTTCAAAAGAATAATGTGAATTTCTTGTATATATTGAATCCTCAAACGCCATGGCTTGTGCTTTATTTTGCCAAACAGGAACTAACTGAAATGTTGAATCATCGGCATACTGTCCATAGTTTGCCAAATTGCCAACAGTATTAAGTCCACCATAATATCCGAAAAATCTCCACATAGAAGACGGTGTTTTATAATATACTTTATCAACGATTATTTTGCTGCCACTTGTAAAGCCAGCATAGGGAACTGGATTTTTCGTTGCGGCATCTACATTGTTCACGCTTGCACTATTTAAAACTTCTTGTAAATCATAGTCCGAAACACTACCAGTTGTTTGAAACGATGCCGAGTATATTCTTGAAGTTCCGCCAGCGCGGGCATCAGTAGAAAATGCTTCTGATATTCTTTGGGAATATGTAAATGTAGACTTGGGATACTTAAGGGCAACATGTGTACCACTAAGACTTGACGACAAAGTTCCAGCCAGCAATGTGCCATCGCGGTCAAAGGTTCCAGTGGTCATACCCAAAACATCAGGTAATATATTTTTTGCCTGATGCATATTAACAATGTAAGAATATTCTAAAACCGCTTCTTCATATCCAGCATAAACACTACCTGTGGTGATTTCAAGATCTAGGATGTCTCCACCAAGTTTCTTAAATGTGTAGGCAACTTGTTCAGCGGCTCCTGATAAAAACTCTACAGAGCCGGTAAACATCGCAAAGGGACACTCTGCTGCTACACTTCCTGGTGAGCCGGTCGCGGGAAGTACAATCGCGCTAGTGTTGCTTTTTGGAGCAAGGGTGGGAATCGCCATTAAATATAAGTCTCCTCACCTTAAATAGTTGAGCGATAAAAGAAAGCCCCCGCCATTTGAGTGACGAGGGCAATCTTTTATATTATCGCTTGATTATTTATCAAACGAGGTCTACGACGACGACCAGTCCATACATGTCAGGACGAACCATCTTCTTACCGTAGCGCGTCATGACTCCCTTGCGGGGCACGAAGTCTTCGGTTCCGAAGATAGTGGGCGTGACTTGTAGCGGGACATATGGAGCATAGACGTATCCACTCTCCAAGAAGGAGCCGCCCTTACGACCAACGAGAACAACGTTCCGTGGGAAGTAGGGGTCAACATAGACATCCCATTTCTTGGAAAGCGCACCTGTCTTGACTGCACCAACGGTTCCCCTGTCAACATCACCAGTGACATTTGCACGGAATCCCGCAGTAAACTCAAGGACGTTAGCAACTTCAGGTGAAACCACGATGAAGTTTGCACCACCTCTTAGAGTCTTACGGTGAATCTGTGCCGAAACATCATTGATTGTTTCAACAAGAGTCTCATACCATTCGGAAACGGTACCCGTGAAGTCGGGAGTTGCTGTAGTGGTACCAATTTCCAGACCACCTGACGCGCCTGTTCTGTTAACAAACTTGCCAGCGTGACGTGACCAGTAATATGTACCAGCGGTTGCGCCCTTGACTAGATCCTCAAGAATCTCACGATCAATTTCTAGAGCAATTTGCTCAGAGAGAATTGAAGTAAGCTCGACCTCGGCATCCAAATTGTGATAGGCGTTAAGATCCTGTCCCAATTCGGGTGTCCACTTGGCCTTGAGCTTCTTGGTAATCGCGGTGATACTTACAGAATCAACCTTGATGTCGATCTCAGGAATAAGCCCGTCTTCTGTTCCAACCGCATTGCTTGCTTCCTCAAGTCCCCAGAGCGGATCGCCAATAACGGAACCCACAGCATTACTGACAACAAAATCGTCATCAATAGTCCATTCGAGTGTTACGGCTGTCGCCAGATCTGCATAAGAAGCTGATAGCTGCGCGAGCGTGCGAGTATCAGAGTGGAAGAAAAGCAACACATCTGTTGGATCTCCATCGGAAGGCTGCCACAATCCTCTGTCAGAGCCAGAGAAAGCAGTCAAACGACGTGCTTGGTTATCAGCAGAGTTACCCATGGTACCAGAAATGCTCACCAAGTTATCTAGGTTAAGCTGAGTCAGGTCACTAATTGCAGCCCTACCAACAAACACGTTGGTTGTTCCAGAAGTAAAGTCTGGGTCATAACGACACATTCTTTCCAGAGTACCTGAAACAGCGTGAGCTTGATTGAGAAGCTTAGCCATTTGCAATACACCGTCTCCGACATTACTTGCACCAAATGTACCAGAAATAACCGGAACAAGGCGAATAGCATCACTGGATCCTGTGGGAGAAGAATAACCATTGTTTAGGTTATAAAAACTTCTCTCATTATCTGGAGCCGCTAAGCTAACACCACCGGTAATTTCGGCACCGACCTTCCCGCCACCATACAGTGAACCAGGGTTGATTAAACCGCCCCGAGCACCTGTGTCATTCGACGTGGTGAAATCAAGGAAGAAAATGAGCCCACTTGGGAGACTCATTGGTTGAACGCTGACAAGATCGTTAGCGATCAGTCCACCGAATACACGGCGAACGATTGGAAATGCAACAGCCGCGAAGCCCTCTACATCACCACCAGACATTGACGAAGTTTCACGAAGAAGCTCCTTAGCCTGATTTTCAAGAAGACGAGCCATGCTGTTTCTTGTTCGGTCATTGTCTAAACCTTCCAGAAGTCCGGTGCGTTCCCACTTTGATAAAAGTGCAGCACCTTCTTTTGAAAGATCTCTATCGACAATGCCCTCAGTTAATTTATTTAATACGGACATTATTTATTACCTCCTTTAATGCCTGCTAACGCTCTCATCCGATCAAAATGTGGATTTTGAGCGCTATGTGCTTCCCTTCTTCGGGGAAGCGTTGGCGACGGTTTCTCTACTGCTTCGCGGAGTGATTGCGGAGATTTACTCTTTCTAGAACTTCCCACTGCGCTTTGAAGGGTTTCGTAAATAACCTTCGCCTCTTCTACAGAATCTGCGTTTGAAATAGACTCGACAATTTTAATTTTTTGTCGCTCATTCAAGGAGGTGCTATTTAATACACGATTAGTATAAAGTAAACGAGCGTTGGAAAGATTAATTTCTTCCAATCGCTCTTTAAGATGTAAAACTGTTTTTTGTAATTTGCTTGCCTTTGCTTTATAAGCTTTCACTTGCTCCATATACATGCCTGCTTCTTCTCTGGCTTTTTCTAGCGCAGCATGCTCTTCTGCAAGTTCATCATCCTTAAGGGCGGCAAGATGAACTTTTTGTCCCTCTAAATTTCTATCTGTTGGAGTTGTGCGTCCTCCAAGCCCCTGATCTGGGATTCCCAGATCAACTTTTAGCTCTTCTGCTATGGCGTTAAGAATCATTTCATCAAGTTCAATGTCTTCATCGCCTTCTACGAGTTCGTCTTCAAGTTCTTCTGCAAGGTCTTCGTGAGTTTCTTCAGCAACTGTAGAGCCCTCTTCATCGAGAGCACGCTCTAATGCCTCAAGATCCAGGCGAACCATAATTGGATCGTCACCCTCCTCGACAGCGAACGGAACCTCGTCCATTACAGGGCTTTCATCTTCCGGGGCTTCTTCGAGTTCTCCAAGATCGCCAAGGAGATCTGCGCCCTCTTGTTCGATTAAAGATTCAACTGCGGCTTTAACCTCAGAGGAATATTTTTCGATGATTGTCGCTTCTGCGTTTTTGATAGCCGCCTCTTTAAGCGCCTCCGCATCGACTATGGCTTGCTCAAGCAAAGTGGACATAGATATCAACTCCATAAAATATATTCAGTCACAATTAAATAGTGTTCTAAAAAGTTAAATGCCTGCTTTTATGCTTATTCAAGCATCAGCCATTTTAATACTTTCCGGCACCAATTATATCACAAGAAATACAATTCAGTCTTTCCGTGCCGACACCATCGTTAGTTTTGTTAAGCTGTTCCATATCGGCGGGGTCGGGACCGGCGAAAATGACTCCGCTCTCTCCGACTACGACAATTGTTGTGTGATCTGTGGCGATATCTCTCAAGTTCGTGGTTACGCTGGGGGTCGAAATAGTTGTCCAATCATTTCCCGGATCCGAATTTGACGAGGTATATGCATAAGTTTTTATTATGCCGCCGCCGCCACACACAACCCATTTATTTACTGAGCCCTTCATATATAC